TGCTAATGAGTTTGCGTATAGTCTGTGAGTAATTGTTCCAGTAGTTGCAGACCAGCGACCAATAGACTCTTCAAATGATGAATCGTTATAGTCAAGCATTAAGTTTTTACCTAAAGCAACTGTGGTACCCCAGTGAGTTAAAGCTGTGGTGTATGAAATAACGCTTTCAGTAGTTCCCTTTTTAGTATTAACTAGTTCGCTTACACGATAAACACCTCTGTGGTAGATGTCGCCAAGAGTAGGTTCATAGCTAAACCCTCTATCTTCAATTTTACTTTTAAGCAATTGAACCGGTGTAAATGAGTACTCTGAAGATTTTTCAAGAAGATTACCTTCAGCTCTTAGGCTGTCATAAGCAAATGCATAAGCTGATAGAACATCAGTGAAGTCGTTTGTTTCTGGTTCTCCAACTCCATCACCACTAAAAAGAGAAGAGTTTAACCATGCAGATGGAATCCATTTTTCCATTTTTATTAAAGTAGGTGTTAAGTCTTCAGCTACAGACGTGGTTGTTGAGCTGCCACAATTAACCCAAAATGAACCGTTAAATAACCAGAAGGTATATGTAATCTGAGCTGTAGCGTCTACGTCTGGGTCAACAGCAGAAAGTCTGTAGGTACTTATTGTTCCGCTATCAATGATTGTTCCTTGATATGGGTTGTCTGACGCCCCCTGATAATTACGCACAACCATCCAGTGAGTTGGGGCTGGATCATTAGGGTCTGTTAGTACAGAGGTCCAATATAGAGATACAGACCTGTAATTTAATGAGATAGCTCTAAGACTTACGTTGTAAAAGGCACGGTTATTCTCAATCTGGCCATACTTAAGTCCAGGTGTACCGTATACCGCAAACGAATAACGTGCCATTAATTACATACCCGCTAATAGGAAAGGATCAAATCGGATAGCTTCTGCGGTTTGTAAAGCCGAATTAGCTGTTGTATTAAGAGTATTGTACTCTGAGCTTCCTACGTACAACACGTTGGCTGTACCTACCCTAGGCAAACCCGCACCAGAGATCGCAAACCCAACAGTGTCTGTAGAGTTCTTAGCTTCAAAAAGGTTGTTGGTAGTTGTAGCACTTGAGTTTTTTAGGGTAAGAGCAACCGCATTAGAGACAGTCATGTTGTCTCCAGCCTTACGGACGTATGGAGATGTAGCAAGACCGTTTACCAACCCAGCTTCAATATTGTTTATTCGCTGGTCTAAAGAATCCCATGTAGCTGTTTGAGAAAATGTTCCGGAATAGTTTGAACTTAACAAACCGTTGTTGGCATCAGCAGTTCCATTGAGAGCAAGCTCAATAGCACGAACCTCATCCTGCAAAGCATTGATATGGTCTGCAACGATAGTGTCCTGTAGGTCTACCTTTGCTGTAAAGGGACGGACGGAGTTGGGAAAAAAGGCTGGCATTTGACTTCCTCTTCTAGGCGATTCCGCCGGTTACGTCGGTAAATACTAAGTTGACAGGCAACAAGTATCCAACCTGATTTGGGTTTAGGGAAATTGTACCGACAGAAGACGCATTAGTTGTATTGAACTTAGTAAGTTCAACAGAAGATACGCCTTCTACTTGAGCAATGGTTGAGATTACAGATGATAGGGGGATTGATCTTCCAAAAGAATTGTTCTCAAATGAGAATAGCCCACCAGTGTTTAGCAAGGCTTTAGAGATAGCTAGCTTTACTGCTGCTTGTCTATACGCAGGCTCTACCTTTAAATCCATAGATAAATACAAAGGTGTATATGTTGGGTATTGAACTGTCACACTAGTTCCTACAGGAATTTTATCTGCAAGGTATTTTGACACTTCCCCAGATAAAACTGTCCAGGCACTTGTTGGAGACCCTGCTGCAATACCTGGAGTTGCAGACCCGTCATCCTGTGATTGCACGTACACCGTGATGTTGCTGTACACGCTTCCTACAGCTTTTGCTTTACCTACTTGAGATACCTGCAATGTTAAATACTCGTAGTCAGCTAAGGTTACTGCACGCTTTCGTGCAACGATAGCCGCCTTAATTTTCTTTCGAAGTTGGGTTGACGAATCTCCGTTAGCACCGCCAAATGAATCTGCCTCATTGGTAGCTGTTACAAGGGATGGTACTTCAGGGTTTCCGTTTCCAGGAATAAAAGTAATTTCTTGAACGGCGTTAGAAACAATGTTGCCTGCGATACCCACACTTGTTTTGTACAATGCGCTGACAAGCTGGTTTACTGGAGGAACATATCCGTTAACACCATCACCAAAGATGATAGAAGTAGTTCCGTCCGCATTTAGACGGGTAGTAAATACCAAATCATTTGGTCCAGAGTTTACAAGGCTGTCTACGTACTTCCATGGAGAAAACGCAACACCTTGACCTACGTATACTACAAGGCTGTTGTCTACAATACCTACGTCAAAAATTTGAAACTCTTGGTTAGCAGTTCCGTCAGAACTTCCTAGGCTAACAGGAAGTGGCTTATAGGTTGTAGGGCTAATTAAGTCTGGACGATCTGTGTTAGCTGTTTTTCCTTCTCGCGCTGTTACAGAAATAGACTGAGTTGGCTGCAACTGTGTTACTGCTTGAGTTGTTTCAAAGTAAATTTCTGTGTAGTCACCATAAGTCAATGGCGCCATAACTTGTGTACCGATAGGTAAGTCCACGTTTGCGTCACTGTTATTTGTAAAAGTAATAGATATTTGAGCTGGAGTAGGGCCAGAAGGCTTGTACCCGTAGAGCTCGGCAAAACGTAGAAGAGTTTCTGTCTTAATCGCTGTATCAATAGACGTCTCGTTAGCTACACGGTCTAGGTAGTACGACATGATGTCACCCATGTAGGCAAATGATTCGACCATTACGGAGCCTAGATCAGATGGATCATTGGCTTCCCATTGAAACCCTGTGCGGGTATTGATTAAGTTTATGAGGTCGGCTTTTAAACCTTCATAGTCTCGTGAGGTATAGTCGATCTGCATTATGCTCCCGCTCTTTCTATCATTCCGTTGGCCCCAAAGATTGCTGTGTTAACTGTTATAGAGGTTATTTTAGCGTCTGGAAGCTCAACAATCACCTTGATGTTGGCAAAACCTTGCTCGTCTAATTGCTCTAACTCTAGCTTGTCGATCCGAAGCTCAGGAAGCCAGGTAGATACAGCGTCTGTAATGGCAGTTCTGGCTGCCAAAAAGAAGTCTTCTTCGTTCTCAAACAAGGCTCTGGCTATGTCTGTTCCGTACTCGGGAAGCATAGGGCGCTGACCAACCTGGGTTGAGAGAAGAGTTAGTAGTCGATCCAAGTAAATCTTAGATTCAGTAGTGACTGATTCGACTTTACCAAAAGGGTTTAGGGTAAAGGGAAAGTTGATGGCTCTCATTATTGGACTCCAATCCATACAGGGTATTCAGGATCTCCGGCTTCAAACATAGCCCACACTTTAGTGCCTGGTCTTGGAATGAACTTACCCACTAAGTTTATAGTAGCTATCATTCCTGGGACGGCAGGTCTAGTAGGGTTTGAAGAAGCGGCATGGTAAGTAAGCTTTGTATTAGCATCCGGAGAAGAAAAAACAAACTCGATATAGTCTTTGGCGTTTAGGTCTAGGATAAAGTTTGCAACCATAACGGTTTCTCCACCACCACCAGATACAACTACTCTGGTATTGCTGTCTGGGACATTTACCCCATTTTTTCTAAGCCACAAATCTGCAGTGGTCGTGTTGGCGTTAGACTTTGAAAACACAGCAGAAAACATAACAAAGTAATCGCCGGTCTCTTCTACAGTAATTTTTCCATTTGTAAGGGATATCTTATTTGCATCTTGAACTATAAAACTAGAGTTAACAATTGTAGCGGTATTAGCTCCGGTTACTGTTTGGTTAGCGCTAGTAGTAAAGGTGCCGTAAGGAAATCCGGTTTGTGACATAGCGCCTAAACATGGTGAAGCCCAACCTGTAGTTGAGGTTCCGGTAGGCTGCAAGATTTGTAAGGTTACTCGACCTTTCTTTAGAGGGTCTTTGTTATCCACAACCTTGGCGCTATAGATACCAAAGAAACGAACACGACCTAAAGGGTCTACCATGTAGTTTAAATCTTGGGTGGCTGCATTGTAATCTGTCATAGGATCTGATTACCTTTCGTTGCAGTCCAAGCTGTGGTTCTTTTAACAGCTGAGAAGTCTGGGATGTCATCTTGATAAAGGTTAGGGGACGTAGGGTCCGGAGTTACTGCCGTCGCTGTTTTTTTAATATTAACAGACTTAATAG